ATATACAGTATCAGGCAACATTGCAGTTGCTTTCTGTATCTTGTGTAGAGAATGATATGTAGTGAATATGAGTTGATGTCTCTTGCTTTTCCAATGCCACTCCTCGATCTTCTGACTATTGGTTGTACTGTCGTGATGTGTCTCTCCACTATGAACATGAAGTACATCAACATCCTTGATGAACTCAAGGAACTCTTCACTCAACTGATTTGCCAATAGAATACGAGGTGCAACCACCACAACAGTTTTGAGTCTGCCACTCTTGAATTGTTCAATGGCATCCTGTATCATACACATTGTCTTACCACCACCAGTAGGAACAATCACTTGTCCTTTGTTGTGTCTTGACATTGCTTGAATTGCTTTTTGCTGATGGGGTCTAAGTAGCATCAAATATAATTTAGATATACCTAGTATAACAAAAAAAGACCCCATGTGGGGTCTTGTGTGACAGTTTCCTGACTGGTTGCTTTTATATTATCTTATAGTTTCCCGAACAAACCATACAGAGTATGTATAAGTTTTAAAATTTAGAAGCAATCATTCCATGATGAACCATTCCAGACTTGAAGTTTATTTGTATTTGTATTATAGATGATAGCACCTGATGGAACAGTACCTCCTGTTCTTGATGTCAGAGAATTTCTCTGAGCATTTGATACTTTTGGTGGCAACATATAAGAAAGTGGAGCTCTTGATACACCACCCTCTGCAACAATGTCAACACAATTTGAAAAGTCAACCGCACATAATCCTGTAGTAACTCCAACCACTAGACCATGATGTACTTTAGCATCCCCTAAAACATCTAATTCAATATTAGGTGTATTTAACGTAGTTTTAATTCCAACATTTCCAACACCATCAATGAAAAATCTATTTTGCACTCCACTATGAACACTAAAAGCATTACCACTTCCTGTCATTCCAATGCCAATACTACTGGTTGCTTTTAGATGGGTTACTGTAGATATTCCTGATGATGAATTTAAAGAACCATTGACATTACCAACCAAGTTACTAATTGTCGCATCCTGTACTGTTAACACACCATCAATAAATACAGCATTACCGAATGTTGCAATACCTGTAACTTTTGAAGTTCCATCTACTGTTAATCTATGAGTTGGAACTGTAACACCAATACCTAGACTACCTCCATCAGTTAGAGTCATCAACTCACTTGCATTACCCTTGTGCCAAACAAAACTATTTCCAGCAGTATTTTTTAAGAAGTAATTAAAATGTCCATCCCCATGATTAATTAAATCTAGTGCATTTGCTGTACTAAATCTTGATGCACCACCACCATATCTTAGTTCTAAATTACTAACACCAACAGCACCACCCTTTCCAATCACAAGTGATGACGCACTTGAATCAACTATTTGAATCTTAGAGTTAGCAGTTGCAGTTCCAATACCTAAACTTATAGCAGTTGCGACACCAATACTAGAGACTGCTGATGTAACGAGTCCTACCACATTACCCACGACTGGGCCTGCAATATTACCTTTAAACTCTGTTGCAGTTGCTACTCCTGTGATAAAGACACCCGAAGCATTTGTATCAAATTTTGCTGAGTTAACTTCTCCTGTAAGATTACCTGTAACATTACCAGTTACGTTACCAGTTACAGCACCTACAAAACTCGTAGCAGTCATTGTTCCTCTGACTGTAGAGTTATGTTCCGTATCTAGTACGTTTGAGTTAGTTTGAATACCATTTCCCATGAGTGCATGAGTCTGACATCCATAATGTAAAACTGTTGGAACAGTATCAGTCACAAGTATCTCTCGATATGCACCTGCACTACCCTGAGTTCCAGCTACTGTAATACCTGTCGTATATTCAGTCGTTCTATCAGCGTCATAATAAAATCTAAATGGATGAGTCGCAGTGCTTCCATCTGATAGATCAAAACGATAGGTGCGGCCAGGTGTAAGGATTAAAAATGGTGCTTGAACACCATCAATTAGGAAAGCATTTGAACCTCCCTGTCCGTTGTATCTGTGTGCTGATGTTTTAGCTGCTACAGTTACAGCAAAAGTTGTAGTAGAACCATGTATTCCTCGTAGGGTGCTATATCCTTTTAATGTTGGAGCAGTAAAATCAGTCGCATTTAAAGTTGCAATAGTACCAATACCTGCTGAATTTATATTCCTGACTGTTATATCGGGTGTGCCTGTTAATCCCTGTGCGTTAGTTGCGACTGTTGCTGTGGCTGCTAGAGTTGCGTTTGATGCAGTTCCATTTACATTTCCTATAACATTACCAGTGAGTTCTCCACTAAATCCACCAATCGCTGTGATGATTCCTGTTGCTTTTATATCTCCAAGAGAACTAATACCAACACCTTCTTGTTGTGGTGTAGCATTTACGTTACCACCAATTTGAAGGCCTGTTCTGGGATCTGTGGTTGCTATACCCACATTTCCCCCTGCATTGTAAATGGAAGTAAATCCTAATCCTACATCAATATCAACCCATTGAGAAGTTGGTAGATTAGATAATGTTGAACCATCCCCCTTGAATGATGTCGCTGTTACTACTCCACTTGTTGCATCTAATGTTATTCCTGACCCTAACTTTACTCCACCAAAAGTTCCTACTCCACTTATAATCGAGTTATCAGCAGTTATAATTCCTACGACTTGTGCATTTCCTCTTACATCCAAAGATTTCTCAGGAATAGTAGTACCTATCCCGACCCGATCTCCCTTAACTACGAGAACCGAATCATCTACTTGTACCCCATCCCTGAAATTGAATGTCTTTCTTATATTAGGCATTTATCAATACATTTTTAGTTATTTATTCAGGTTCTTTGTTACCAAAGAAACTCGTAATGGCATATCTCCCAAATCCATCATAGTAATCTGAATCTTTAATACTAACCTTAGTCACTCCATGCTCAACCCATGCTGGCATTATGATTATAGAGTTGTTATTGCAACTAAACGAGTAATTATATTTAGGGAAGAATAATTCACCCCCCTCAAATCTTTTTGGTTCACGATAGAAGTATGAAAAAGCAAGAAAATCAAAAAAATTATCTGTATGAGGCTCATAGAAATCACCATCATGATAGTATCTAACTTTCGTATGATCGTAATTAGATTGAATTGAATGTACACAACAATCATGTAATTTAGAAAATGGTTCTAATACCTGTAGTTCAAATACTTTACGATTAACTGTAAGAATATTTGATAACTTTCTAAATTTTTTGGGGTAAACTACATCAAGATGTAGTGCTTTAGCATTTGTTTTATCAACAACTCCCAGATATTCCTTTGCATCTAATAACTTATCAGGTTTCGTATAAAAATCAAGTTCCTCCCATATGAGTTTAAGTTCTTCATCATTATAAAAATTATGAAGAATTAAATGGGGAAATGGTGTCTCGTATGCGTCTGCCTGTATTTGCTCTGTCATTTCCAATCAGGTGTATCAGGATAATTCTCTTTAATATATTTGTTCACTCTATCAAGACTTTCATCCATCCAATCCTCCCATATTACGACCCCATGTGGTATATGTTTTATACCTTTATACATCCTCTTTGTATATAAGATTCCTCTTAATAAAATTAACTCATCACGATTGATTTTCATTGATCTTTTAAAAAGGTATTAGAGTAATTAATTGTTCTACTGGTACTCACATCAAACTTGTATGCTAGTGAGACTCTAAATCCAGTATAGTATCTATGTGGTGCATCTGCATAGTGAATAATTTGAGATGGAAACATTACAGCACGATTTGATTTATATCCTACTATTCTCGTAGGCTCACTTCCATCTTCTGAAAAAATTAGATGTCCTTGCCAACCTAATTCCCATTGTGGATTTGGATAGTATAAAAAAGTAAAATCGCCATCATCAGTATGTGGATTACCACATTGGCCTGCACTCTGTCCGTTAGCATATATTCTACCTACCTTGTAATTTATATTCAACTTATCACATATAATCTCGTACAAATATTTACTAAAATATTCTTCACTCTCTAAGTTATTCATATGCCAAAACCAATTATTAGAATCACCTCCATCAGGAATCCATTTAGGTCTTAATAACAAATCCCATATTTCTTTTCTCGTATCTTCTGAAAAGAAATCATCATATACTTTTATCATACAAAATTTTTCTTAGTAAACATACCGAGAACTCCATCATTTATTTCAACTTTATATTCTTTTGGTTTAAGTAATGCATAGTCCATTCTTTGCATTTCGATTCCATTAACAACTGGACTGCCATTAAAACATATAAGGTAACTTTTTGAATCTCCAAAAAAAGATTCTTTGATTAACTTACCATCCCAATCCTGACCGACTTTGAGTGGATTAAATCCATACATGTGAAATGGTTTTTCTGAAATATAGAGTCTGTAATCTCCCATAAATTCTTTCTCATCAACAAAATTATTATCATCTGCATCCGCTTCGATATAATCTGTCTCAAGAGGTCTACACAATATTCCCTTACCTTTTATTATGACATGATACAGAGTGGTGTTTTCTGCACCTTCTATACCAGCCTCTGCTCTGTCTCCAATGACACCACAAATAGAAAACTCCTCACATTGTTTAAAAAATCTTTTGTAGGTCATAATTCAATTCTCCTCATTTTTAATGGAAATCTTTTTCTACTAATATATTTACCCTCTATAACCTTATCAATTAAATCTCGTACTTCAAATTTATCATCTATTTTTGTTGGTATATTTTCTGTAATTGTATCTAACTTATCTTCTTGTTTCTCAACCAATCTTAATCCATACTGTCTGATTAAACTGTCCGAAAAAGTGAAGTAATCATAGGTGTCAAGATTTTTCAGATCAATCGCATATGATTTATATTCATCTATTGGTTTTCTTGATTTTTCATAACAAAATTTAACTGATATGGACTGTGCTTCCTCATCATATCTAACAACTTTAAAAATTATTTTCACCTTGAATCACCCCCCATGATGTTGCAATGTATTTAGTGCCACCAAGTGGTGGATTACCTCTATGTGTATGTGTGAATGAAGCAGGAAATATTAGAACATCTCCTGCCACTGCTTCCTCTCTTCTCTGTTGATATAAAAATTCTGTCTCACCTCCATCAAAATCATCATTCAAATAAACTTGGACAACAAACTGTCTCCTTGATACTTCCAATGCACCATTCTCATAATGCCACGCATGAAATCCTCCACCGGCTGGTATCTCCTTTAATTTAATATCATGCAGTAAAAATTTTCGTAAACCTAATACTCCAAATGCCTGTAGATATTCATCCACACAGGGTTTAAGTTTAGGGAAAATATCCTCTGCAAGTCTACTTGATGAAGAAAAATCATACTCATGTGTGATATTAACTGTCTTATGATCTTCTCTTGCCAATTTGTTTTTATCATAATAAAGCAAATGATTTTTTTCAAAAAAATGTATTCCCTCTATTATTCTCGTGCAATCCTCTTTTGTGAAAGCACCACTATATCTTCTTATTAAATCAGTCTCAAATGCCATATAATAAAATCTAGTAGTTTAATTATAGCACAGTCGTTGCGTTTTGTACACCACTAATAGTTCCATTATTATTAACATTGACAGTAAATCCTGATTGACTTTTTCTTATTGCTGCACCAGCTGCTCCTCCAGAAGCACCTGCATAAGTTGACCCTTCACCACCAGTACCTGTAACTCCTGTCTCTGCTGCCTGTGTTGCTTCACCACCATCACCACCTTCTCCAGAAATCGCTTCTCCATCATTATTTGCACGAGGCCCACCAGCACCACCTTCACTTATGGTACCTGCGTTTCCTGGCCCTCCATTTACACCGGCATTAGCATTAACACCACCACCTGCACCGGCTGGAATACCTGCTCCACCTCCTCCTCCACCACCAGAGGAAGTTCTTGTTGCTTCTTTATCGGTGTCATATGCACCACCGCCACCGCCACCGCCACCAAATCCTGCTGTGATGACACCACCTGATGCTACATTCACTGTGGTAGGACTATATTGAATACCTAATCCTGATGTGCCAGATCCACCCTCCTCTGCTGCCGGAGTACCACCTCCACCGGCACCTGTACCACCATCGCCACCAGCACCACCAATTCTACCTGAACTAGCTACATCGACCTGCAATGTTGTTGATGAATCCCAAGATCCAGTTCTTAATGCACAGTGTTCGACTTTTGTTTTTTCTGATCCTATTTGTTGATTGACGTGAATATGAACTTTTGTTCCTGACGAATCATTAGGTCTTGCTCTAAATCCTCCAACAACTGCAACGTGACCATGAACACCTATACTCCCATTCGTATTATATCTATCCTTTGCAACCAATCTATTTCCACCCGCTCCAGATGACCAGAAATTAACTACTGTTTGCAACCTTGTACTATAAAAATCACTAAACTTTATTTGTCCTGATGTAGGAACTGAACCACCACCATCAATAGAAACAAAATTTAATGCACCAATGGACTGTGGATAATTTGATTGACTGAACCCGATCTTTCTATAGGTTCCCAAACTAACCTCATTACCACTTTGAGTACCACTTATCGGATGATTATATCCAAACTCATTAGCGATTTGACTCGCTGAGATTTGTCCTGATCCTTGTAGTGCCATTTAACCTCCTAGAGATTTTACCCTTGCGTCTAGTTCCTTAATCGCTTCAATAAGAACTGGTACTAATCTATCATAACGAACTGCCTTGACTCCATCAGGTCTAGTGGTTGTAATACCAACAAGTCCTAAAGCCTCAACTTCTTGTGCAATAACACCGACATCTTCTTGTCCACCGAAATTTTCTGTGTCTGCTTTCCAAGTAAACGTGTAACCACCTAACTTGTTGACTCTTTCAACTGCCTGACCAATGTTTACCAAATTTTCTTTAAGATTCAAATCAGAAGAACTGAATGCGATTACATCACCACTAAATGTTCCTGATCCTGTGCAAACCAAGTTATCGTCAATTCTTACTTGACCCGATGCAGAATCAAGTACCAGATTTCCAGTTGTTGTATTAATCTCATTATTAGAACTTCCGGGAGCTATTCTTATATTACCAAATGTACCACTCGCTGCTGATACATCTCCACTAAAGGTAACAGTTGAACCATTGACATTACCAGAGATACTTAGATCTCCTGTGATAGTTAAGTTGTCATCAACTGTGACTGTACCACCAGTTGAGTCTATTGTTAGATTTCCTGAAACTGTGTCGATTTCATTTCCATTTATTCTAACATTATCAAATCTTGCTGATCCAACTGTTGAAACGATGTTACCATTGACTGTTAAATTATCATCAACTGTGACTGTACCACCAGCTGAGTCTAGTGTTAGTCCACCTGTTGATGTATCAATCTGATTATCGTCTGTTATACCGATTCGGATATTACCATTTGTAGCACCATTTGAACTAAAGTCACCACTTACAACCAAATTATCTTGTACTGTGGTCGTTCCACCATCTGAGTCAATAATAATATTTCCAGAGGTAGTTCCAAGCATATTTGCTGTGGTAACACCAACCTTAAAGTCTCCAATCTCAGCACCACCATCAATGTTCATCAAACCAACAAAGGTTGATACACCAGTTACATTTAAGTCAGCAACTGTTGATCCTCCACCGACAGTAAAGTCTTCTCCCACATTAAGATTTAATTCAATACCAATACCACCATCAGTAACTATTGATCCAGTATCTTTTGAGAATGAATTTTCATTATTAGTAATTTCAAGAGTGCTAGTCAACTTCATTTCTCCGTTGAATGTCACATCTTTATTGAGTTTGACAACCTCGTTAAAGGTTACAGGGCCATCAAACTGTGTAAGAATAGTTCTTGACTTACCACCCTCAACAACTAATCTTTCTTTGATGATTACTTCGTCAAAGATAACTGATAATCTTGATGGGTCTTCACCTGTAACTGTTGGAATCGGAGCATCGAATGTCCTCTCCTGACCAGTCGCAGAACTAACTCTCTTGTTACCAATAAAGAAGTCACCTCTGTTGTTCATACCTGTGTAAACAACAGTACCACATGATCTCTCTTGTGACTGTGTTAGGAACTCTTCTCTTTCTGTGAGTGTTCTGACCTGAACCTGTGGTAGTGCGGTTGAGTAGTTACCTGGCCCGAATCCAAGATATTCAAATGTGTGACCAGATGCACGAATAATAGATGGTCGTCTAAATTCGATAGGAACTGGTTTTATTTTTCTAATTAATTCACCTGCTGTATGATCTTCTTGAATAGTTCCCAACGCACCACGAAGAACTTTAATTTCATTGTTCCCTGTACCAGTTATATTTGCATCCGTTACTCTTAAAATCTCATTTCCAACTTGTAAATAAGAACCAAGATCAAATCTTGCAGTTGTACCAACACCTACGTTAGCAAGATTAACTTGTAATGTGGTTCCTGTAGTTACATTTGTTCCAAGAGTAAATGTTTCATTATCAAAGAATGCTAATCCTCTAGAACCAATATTCTCATTTTCTTTGTCCGATGGAAGTGTGGCAGCAGTCATTCCATCACGAAGAACGTGAGCAGGGTTTGTTAACTGAGTTGTTGTTTTAGATGAGAATGATGTTGGATTTATGACATTACTCACAAAGAACTTACCAATATTCTGATTACTTGTATCACTTACTTGGAACTGATTACCAACTATCAATCCATGTCCAGATGTAAATGTGAACGTAGTGATTCCAGCAGTCGCATCAAATACAGGTGAACCTGTGATCGTAGCAGATGGGCCTTGGTTGATAGCAAACTGATTTGCAAAAATATCTGGACTACCAGCAGTCAATGCAACAGAAACTTGAGTTGTTGATGGGATTGTAGCGATACGATATAAAGCATCAGACGCTGTACCTATACCAGTGATTTGTAATACATCACCAATATTAGTTGTAATACCTACAGTGGCGATAGTGACCTTTGCACCAGATCCACCAGTGGCAGTATTATCAATGTTAAGTGTCTCTCCATTTACATATGCAGATCCACCTTCAATAATCTCGACAGCTGTGACAGCATTACTTGCAACAGTAACTTTTGCAGTTGCACCATCCCAATTATTTGGAGAAGCAGAATTAAGTAATTTGACATTATGATAAGTGCCATTTGTTAATCCAGTTCCACCTGTAATTGTGGCAACTGTCTTAATCTGTCCAAATCCGTGTGGTCTATCGAATGTAATAGTGGCAGTTCCGACATTAGTTGAAGAGTATGAAGTTGAAACACCACTTATCTTCTTACCATATCCAAAGTCTTTAACAACTTTATCAAGTGTTTCTCTGGTTATACTCTTTCTTTGATCGTTTGTTGATACATCACCTAATGGATCTCTCTTTGCAAAGGACGCAGTAGCTGGTGGGTTTGAATGATTATTATCACGATCTAATTGTGGGTACAAATCAACAACATTTTGACCATACTTAACACCTGTAAATTCAGTTGTTATTGGGTTGTCTGCATGTAAAACAAATAGATGATACACACCATCTTGTATGTCTTTGATATATTCACTTATCGTTTCATTTCTGTAGATGTAATAGTTACTTTGTAGATTATTTCTCTCAAATCTAGGAAGTGTTGTGACACGACTTGAAATGTTATTGGTAAAAGTACCAATAGTATGTGTTACACCTGCGGTGTCAGTTGATGGATACTGGAATGTTTTGTCATCAACAATAGCAGATACAAGGAATGATCCGTTATAACCTTTATCAAAAACTCCAGTTGTGGTTCCTTGATTATCGGTTACGTTTTTGACAAATATTCTCTCACCGACTTTCAAGTCATGAGGTACATCTGAAACAATCGTGACAGTTGCTCCAGATCTTGAAGCAGAACTAATAAATCTTGGATTACGTTCAAACTCATAATCTTGATCTGTGATCGTAGTTCTAGTAAAGTCTCCTACGTTTCTTACAGCAGTAGAACTTGATTCCTGAATAATAAATCCTTCTTCAGGATTCTTACCATTATCAGTTTCTTTTGGTACTACAACTCTTAACTTATAGATCTTTTCATCTAGTGATCTTTCATCAGGTATCCTCTTTATGAATGATACTGGTGTATTGTTTCCAAGTCCACCAACACCAACTGCTGCCAGTGTCTTATAGATGTTGTTATTGTTTTCAACGTGTATATACCAGTTTGAATTACCTGCATCAAATTGTATTGGTGATCCGATATCACCAGATGATTTATCAGATACACGACTCTCTATCTTTAATTCACTACCACCATAAATTGTAATTGCAGTTCCTAATTCAGCATTTGTTTTTGAAGATGCAACTTTAATCTTGTCAGCAGCAGTTTTAATAGCGAAATAAACTGTATTCTCTACTAGACTTTCTGGTAAATCACCAACATCACTTATTACTCGTATCTTTTCACCAGTTAATATTGTATGAGTACCTAGTGTCAATTCATTATTGACAGGGCCTGTTGCATTAAATTTCTTTATACTATTAGTTGTTCCTAATGCTTGAGTGCTACCAGTATTTGCAATCAAGTTATCAACCATTAATACCTTCGCTTCACTTGTTCCATACCCTGCTGCTGCGACTGAGAAATTGACAAATAATTCATCATTTGTTTTTGCACCAACACGATAACCTTGAATTACGACAGGTGGAACATTATCCTTTGTTGTGAATCCAAATAAGTATAAATGACTTGTGATACCAACAGATGTAGTTAAACCAACATCAATTCTTTGCCAATCAATATTAGTTTCTGTGGATGTAATTGCCTTTGGATTGATTACGTTTGTAATGAAAGCGGTGTTATCTTTTGTAAACGCTTCCTTCTTAAATCCATCAGAAGCAATCGCAAACTGTCCGAAGTTAGAGTTAGAGTTTGTAACTGAAGCATCAGCACCTGTTTCTGCATTGAAATGTTTATTGAATCCAATCGCAAAAACTGACACAATCTGCATGACTGAATCATTGGATAATTTAATATGAGTTGTTTCAAATCCCTTACGATAGACTGCCTGAGAATCTAAGTGATAGACCTCTGTTGCATTAACAGATGAGGATTTAGATGCCAACTCTGCACCAGTTTGTTTTACAATACCAATACCTTCATAAATTCTCGATGAAGGATTATATTTAACAAATGCTCTATCATCTTTCTGTAAGGAGATAGCAGTGAACTGAGCAACAACCATAGATTTGAAACCTGTGGCCTTGTCACCATCAGCATGCATACCATTCATACCGTAGACTGAACGAAGTGATATATTAAAGATATATGGTGAAGCACCTGTAACTGTATCAGTTTCGATAGTTACTGTTGCATTTGATGAGTTTGGAGTTGCAGGTAAATCTGTATCAACGAATGGAAGTAAGTATGTAAATACAGTTTCACTTGTTACGTTTTGTACCTTTGTTGATATATTATAGTCTAAGGCACTCGCTGGAGATACACCCTTAATCTTTATTGGTGTACCTGTTGTTAATCCATGAGCCGTGGCAGTTGTGACTGTAATAACTGTGCTTGGTGTAGATCCATCACCAGACTTTATACTTGAAATATTAATTGGGTCTGACGCAAATGCTCCAACTATTTCAAATTCAGGTCTTTGTGGAGCAAAACCTAAATCATTAGCAGGGAATCTATCGATTTGACGAACAGGTCTCTCTGTAGAATTAAATGAATTTGATAATTTACTATAGAAAATATCTAAGTCTGTTAGATTAAATCTAGTGTCAATATTAACACCATCAGCATACTCAAAACATGTGAGTTTATGGTGTGAAAATGTGGGAGTTGATCTGTTTGTTTCACTGAAATCAACTGGGTCTGTAAATACTGTGCCTGATTGATCTCCATCAAATATAGAGAATTGCCAAAAATAACATGTACCAGTTAATCTAAAAAGTGCTGATCCTGATACTGCACTGTCAGTAGGGTTTGGAACATACTTTGGTCTTATTTTTGTCTTTCTTAAATCTAATCCAACAAGTGATGTACCACGAGGGACGATAACACCACCATTAATACTGTTAAATTTGTAGAGAATATTATCTTCTTGAGTGAGGTCAAAGTTAGAGGTAAGAGTAAGTGAAAGTGTTGCTGTCGCAGTGGTCTCCGTACCTGCTGGTGAGACTGCAAGTGCATTTGCTGCATTAGAGGGATCAACTTTTATACCAAAACCGGGTCTATTATCAACTATATGCTCTCCGGGAAAAAGTAATATTGTTGTCTTCTCGATTAGGTCGTTGTTATTTCCTTCTACATATGAAAATCTAGCAGACTCTAGTAAAGCCCTTTGGATTGTTTTAAAAGGTTGTGCTAATGAATTACCTTGATTCGATATACTATCAGTTGCATCAAGATCATTTGGATTCACATAAAGAATCTTACCCTCAGTGTTCTTTATGAAATTCTCTAACTTATTAAGTGGCATCGCTCATCTACAAAGTATGTCTTCTATCTATTTATCGCCTTTCTGCCTTTGGATTTCAGAACGGATTTCTGCTTTTCTTGCTGCTGCTTTCGCTGCTGCCTGTTTTACTGCTGCTCTCTTCTGTCTTAGATCATCAGTAGCGACATCTCCATGATGAACTTGTGACTCAGACTCTTTAGGAGTTGTGGATTTTGTGGATGATGTTTTGTACTTCGCGACAGCAGCCTTTTGTCTAGCACGAAGTGCTGCTACCTTGTCTGCATCCTCTGAAAATTGATTAAACTTTTTCATCTGGTTTTTTTCTTTTTCTAATTTTCCTATCCCTTTGTGGAACTACAGCAATATCTGAAAACATAATCATATCATCTTCCATAAACGTCTTCACCACTTCAAATACACCCATAAATTCATCTACATTTTGGCAATATACCACTTGAACATCCCCTTCATCACTTAATATTGTAAAAGAACGTGAACATATATCTACAACCGTTTTGACCACAGATGCATCGTTCATGGGAGACTCCTTTTTTTATATCATAACATATATAGGGTTTTCTGTCAACCTAAGTCTTCATAATATAGCAAAGAGCATAATATGGTGGTCTGATATCGAATGATTGCCCCATCGCACCACCCTGACTTCCAGTGGTACCAGAGATACTATGGTCGTGTGAACCATTAAAATCAACACCAGCAGTGGGACTATTAGAAGAACTACCTGTTACGGGTGAGTTTCCAGTCCCTTTCTTTGTGAATACACCAGTTGCACCTCCAGCCACGTTATAACATTCTGATATTTTTGTAATATCACCAGTTAGAGATTTATTACTAGCAGATAAAGATCCCGATGTATGGGTATGACTTGGAAGATTTGCTGTTCCTAAAAGTTTAGTTGATTCACCACCTGTTGCACCGGCACTGTATCCTCCACCAGCACCAACAACAAACCTGTCGGTCAAATTTGGAGTGTTGCTACTACCATCACATAGCACAAAACCGGTTGGAATGTTACCAGTATTACCATACCACAAAATTATCATTCCTTGTACAAATGCAGATGGTGCGGAGAATGACATTACACCTGTGCTACTATTATATGCTAAATCTCCACTCGCACTTATAGAGGATCTAGCTCTTGCTGTCGTATGATATAAATTACTCGAACCCTCACTCAAATCATTAGTATCATGATTAGAAAGAGTAGATATCTTTCCTGTGATTACCTGTGTAGAAGTATTATAAGTTAAATTAGAATTAGATAGTACATCCTTTTGTGTGCCACTTCCTGTTGCAAGAAGAAGTCTGGGAGTTCCACTTGATGTGTCAGTAATTGCAATTTGTGCTGATGATCCGGCAGGTAAGTTTGAACTCGCATCCCATTTGGTATCAGTTCCATCTGATGTTAATACCTGTCCAGCAGAACCAAAATTACCATCTCCATCTCTCAACTGACCTTCTACTTCTAAAATCGCAGCAGTTGCTATACCTGTTACCTTAGTATTAGTAAATGTAGATGTGCCAGAGTAATTGATACCTGACATCGTATTTGTTGATGGATTGTATGTAAATGATGAATCTACACGATTGGGATGGTTTCCACTATTCGCTCCGAAGAATGATACAAATTGATTTGCATTTGTGCTATTAAGATTTACACCAACATTAATTGAATTATTCACACTTGTGGTATTTGCATTAATCCAGTTTGTACCAGAACCAGTTGATGATAAAAGTTGTCCTGAACTTCCCGTATCACCACTCGTATCTACTAATGCACCCGTTAAATATAAATCACTACTAACTGTTGCAATTCCACCAACATTAATTTGATTCACCTCAAATCCCGTTGAGTGTAAATTTTGTGTATGGAACTGTAAACCTTGAGAATGTCCTATTGTGAGTGCAGTTCCAACTTGAATCGTATCAGTAGCACCATCAATTACAGTAGAACTGGTTCCAAATGTAGCAATGCCTGTAACTCTTAAATTTCTAGTTGTTAGATCATCATTTGAAAAATCATAATCAAGAGTATTCAAGATAAAAACATTGTCAAAGACAACATTCCCATCAAATACCTCTGCTTGTTGGTTAATAGGTGTATTTGAATCAGCCATTACTTCGGTATCAAACTATTATACCACTTATTATATCCAACAAATGCACTCGCAAATGCAGCAAAAGAATTGTTATATAATATTTTATTTTTAAGTGTACATTTAGAACCCGGATTTATATGTATTCTTGCACCATTGATATCAACCTGATCTGTTGCACCACCCTGACTATATCCAATCTGTATTTTAGATCCAGTCATCTTAACAACAGTATCAGCACTCATAACTATTTCTCTAGCATCAAGTAATATTCTACCATTCAAAGCACTTAAAAATATATCACCATTATGTGCTGTAATTGGTAAAGACTTTTCATTACCTTCACACTTGACACCTGCTTCTACCTGTAATACTTTATCTGCATTAATTCGTGACATTCCTGATCCTTCATGCAGACTTTGATTATATTTTACCTTATCACTTGTTTGTGATGACATTAAGTATGCAACTTTACCCGGGCCGTCGGGTGCAACAGCATTAGTTTCAAAAAATAACTTACTACCGAATATTTCTAATTGTCGTGCTTCATGAGATTCAGACATTAGTATCCATATCCTCCTCCACCTGACGATTCACCCCCACCTGATCCCGAAGACCCGCTACCACCAGAATTGTTATTATTACTAGAAGTGTTACTCTGTCCAGACGTTTGTTGACTTGGTGTAGAAGTTGTTCCAGTTTGAGTAGTAGTACTTGTTGTAGTTTGACTCGATGTAGTGGTGTCGGGAACATTTGTCTCTGTGGTAGTTTGTGTTGTTTCTGTCTGAGTTTCTGTTTGTTCAACAGATTCAGTTGTAGTGGTCGCTATTGGTGTGTCTGATTCTCTTACAATGGGTAGATCAACAGAAGTTGTGCTTCTTGCTGCTGATGCAAAGGTTCCAACACACTGTACAACTTTAAATACACCTGCTTGAGTTGGATCTGTCCTTCTTTCTGCCCTTTTAAGTGTCATTATTGGTCTAATGATAGCACCAAATCCAGTTTTTGACAATACTGTCAACTCAGGTAAGGATGTATATGGAATTTGATCAACTATTTCAATTGCCTCTATCCTACCATTATTTACTATAGGTCTTATATCATCAGATATTTCTGCATCCTCATAACCTAATCCGGGATCTTCTATGATAACAGTATCAATAAATGCTTCTTGCTCTGGTAATCCATCAGTAGGATAATTTGTTCCCTCTGACAAAACAATAACACCAGTGACTTGACCATATGTTGGGGATGTTGGATTCTGATCCACAACTGCTTTACCAAATGCACCATATCCTTGTTCGCAAGAATCATTAAATGAAACAAGTGGCCCTTCTGCATATCCTTGTCCCGGATTTGTTATCTCCACTCCCATTATACTTGCGGTTCTCGATATTGTACCAAATAAGTCATCTTTATCAAATTTACTTATGAAACTTCCTAATATCACTTTACCACTAGCACCCTGACCCGATCCTCCAAAAAAATCTATCGTAGCAGGGCCACAACTAAAATTATTTCCAGTGTAACAGTTACCGCCACCGATACCATGATCCGCTGCGTCAGCAACTTTAGATCCGAATATTGACCATTGACCATAATTTTCCTCAAACTTTGAAATACCAGAAGGAAGTCCAGCATCTAAAAATCCTTTTGCCTTATCAACGATTGCTGATGCTCCAGATGCTGCTTCAAATGCTGCATCTAAAAGACCTTGACTTTCTGCTTGTGTTTTATCTTTTTTAGGGCCACCATCAATTACATACAATGAAGATCCTGTTTGTTTTGGTGGTGGTGCACACTTGAAGAGATCACCTGCTTTCTTCATAAAATCAATACCACCAAGAATAGCACCCTTTACATCAAAAGACGCTCCTATTGGGCCAAGTATATTAAGAATAGGACTAAGAAGTGGTGTTACAGATGATGATATGGTATCACCTATCTTGTTTGTTAGACCACCAATGAATTGTTGCACTGCACATACAGGAGCATTAATCATATTTTTAGTCATACCAGTGAGCATGTCCTTTATCACACCACCCATCGCTGATGTAACCTTAGATGTTAAACACTCCATCCCACTAAACAGTTTTCCAACAGGGCCTATCATACTGTTTTGGAACCCCTTAATTTTGCCTAGTGCAATCTTAGCGATTGGATTTGTGGCAAACAATAAATCTGCTAATTTTGCCATACCTCCATCAATGAACTTAACTAAACTGTCTTGTAGAGCATTGGAGATTCTACCTACAAATGAATTTGCAGCAGCACCTATTTGATTAGTAAGTTTATTCAATTCACCGGGAAGATTTGTTGTAAAATCTGCCACGTTTGATACCTTATTAAAATAGTTCTTCATCTTCGCATCGACCTTTTCCATAAATTTGTCCGACTCACCATCTGGAAGAACTATACGAGTGCCCGAAGTATCAGACAAAGATGGTAAATCAAGTGCTAACATGTTATTGTAGTTGTTAGACCTCCTCAAGTAATCATTAAATTTACTATCAGAGAAAGCATTCACCTGTGAATCAGCAAGTGAATTAATATCACCAAAGGTGTTTGGAAATTCATCCTTTAGTAAATTAATTTCATCTGAGAAACCGACAGGATTATCCTGTATGAGTTGCGAAAAAGTATTAATCTGCAAATCAGATAATTCACTCTCCTTTGGAATGGGAGTTTTTTCAAAAATGTTTGCGAACCTTTCGCTTTCTTTTGGTAAAAATTCGTTAGCCATACTTTATTTATCAGAAACCTTTGAGCCCTTTTAAACCTCCTGATGTTATATCAGAGAGACCAAAAGTAGTGGGGATTCCAACTGACGCTGCCTTTGTAAATGAAACAACACCAACAGAACTTACAGATCCAATAGTTACAGTAAAAGTGCTTTCATCGACTATTGATGTTACTGGGTAAAAACTACCAAAATCATTATTCCATGTGACTTTGACTGTATCTGTTTGAGTTAAACCATGCCCGACCACTCCATCCTTCGATCCAGTTTTTGTAATTGTTGCAGTATTACTTCCGGAATCAAATATGTATGCACCAGTCTGAATAATATTTACGTTTGGTGTTAATCTTTCTGTTGGTTGTTTGAGTTCGATTAATGGTGCTTCTTCTTTTATTGAATCACCTGTCTGTGCTATATCACCTTTGATATTATTTGTAAAACTTTCTGCCTCTCCAACCATGTTCTGTATTGCACCTTGAGAAAAACCACTAAAGTCAAAATTTTGAAATCCAGTTGGATTTGGTATAGAGTTTGTTTGTTGATTATTAACGTCATCGCCAAGCTGATCGTTTACAAGACTCTCATTTACTTCCAATCCTTCTCCAGATCCAACTCTATTTTTATCGTCAGCATTTACTGATGCAGTGTTGAGTTGATTCTGCTCACTAAATTCTTGTTTCCCGTTTTGTGTTTCTGTATTTTCTTTATTGAATCCTGAACCTCCATTCAATTTACTTTCAACAAACTTATTATATGCTTTCGTTGGTGATAAGAGTCCAATAATAACTGGATACCCCTCATCCTCTGCCATAAAAAATCCAAACACAATATCATACTGAGAAATCTTGCACGATTTAAGTCTACCTGCAAATCCTGATCCATCTGTCACACCAAATAAAACAGTGGCATTATGCACCTGTTCATCAGGAACATTATCCTGTTCAGAGTATGTTCCAAATATACGAACTTTATATCTCCAACCCCAACCTTTACCATCAAGTTGAAGTTTTTGTGCCTTCTTAGATACAACCTTGCCTATCCAAAACTTAAGTCCATCACCAAAAAAATTTGTTTCTTCTCGTCTCATTTCTTTCTCCTACCATAAGTATCTCTGACTAGAGTAAGTGCAGT